AATAGGGGTAACTCTGCTTTGCGTCCATTTAAAACGCTACAACGTGCTTTTTTAGAAGTAGCAAGATTTTCATATAGAGTTGGTTTAAGTAATGACGAATTTGATGCTTTTAGCATCATGTTATATCCTGCTGAGTATCAGATAGACAATAGACCTGGTGAAGTTTTATATACTAATGTTCCTCCTATTGATTCTAACTCAAACTTAGACTTAACATCTGCAAATAACGTATTATATAAGTATAACTCAACCGAAGGAGGCGTTATCGTCCCCAGAGGTTGTTCTGTTGTTGGATTAGACTTACGTCGTACAAAGATACGACCAATGTATATACCTTATCCTACAACATATGCTGCAAAAGGTATTAACACTGAAGCACAAGTTCCTCCTACTACTGCAATCTTCAAGGTAACTGGTGGTACTTATTTCTGGCAGTTCTCATTCTTTGATGGTATTGAAGAGGGGGTCTACTTTAAACCCGATTCAGTTGAGACGATACCTCCAAAATTTTCTCACCATAGATTGACCTGCTTTGAGTTTGCAGACGGTCTAAATCCCTTATCAACACTAATATCTCAAGGAACTGTACCTAACGCAGATTACTCTGCTGTTCCTAATATTCTAACAAGAACTGACTTAGACATATACTATCAAAAGGTATCTAAAGCATTTGCTACTATACCTGATACATCTGGAGATCCTACTACTGACCAATTACAGGCAAGGGTAGAAGAGAACAGAATCGTTGGTCCAATTTCTGATGAATACAGAGTCTTACAAATCACAAGAAATGGTCAAACTGCGACGGCAGTCACTGTTGATGAGTTCGACAATCCAAGAGACCACGGTTTCTCTGTTGGCGTTAACATTAATATATCTGGTGTTACAGGGTCAACGGGACCACAATCCGAAGTTGATGCAACAGTGTATAACGGATCTTTCACCGTCACTTCAGCATCAGGTAACGTCTTTACTTATCAGATGGCAAGTGAACCTACAGGAAATGCTGTAGGTACAAACATAACTGTTAAGACTGAGATTGATACTGTTGACTCAGCATCACCATACGCATTCAACCTATCACTAAGAAGTGTGTGGGGTATGAATGGTATGCATGCAAACGGTGCTAAGGCAACTGGTTTTAAATCAATGGTTGTGGCACAGTTTACTGGTCTATCACTACAGAAAGATGATAGAGCATTTGTAAGATATAATGCTTCAACTGGAAACTATGATATAGCAACTGCTGGAGATGGTGCTCACTTAGACGGTTTCGCAGAATACCGTAAAGGTTGGGGTCATATGCATATTAGGGCATCTGATGACGCATTCATTCAGGCAGTCTCGGTGTTCGCTGTTGGATACTTTGCACACTTCTCTGCTTTCAGAGGTGCTGACATGTCAATTACCAACAGTAACTCTAACTTTGGTAATACTGCACTTAGATCTGCTGGATTTAAAGCAAAAGCATTCTCTAAAGATAAGGCAGGTGCTATAACTCATATCATTCCACCTAAAGCACTTAATGTTATTTCAACTACTGCTACTGGTGTTAATGGTGCATCAACAATTACACTTGCTAATGATGGATCTATCAACGGTGTTATTGAAGGTGTAGCAGTTTATGGTACAGGTATTGCTACAGGAGCAACGGTTGGTTCAGTTAATACTAATACAAGAGTTGTTACTCTAACAGGAGTTAATACAGCAACTATTAATGGTAATGTAATATTTGGCGAAGAAACATCTGTTAACTGGGTTAACATTGATATATCAAGAACTAAAGTAATTAACTCTGCATTAGCAGGACAGGGTGGTACACCTGGAACAAGATTGTACTTATATGGTTATACAACTCAAGCATCACCACCAACAACAAGAGTACAGGGATATACAATCGGTGCAAGACAAGATGGTACTGGTGCAACTGCTATAGCAGATAAGATTAACTGCTTATTGGTTGCTCAAGGTGCAACTGCTGCAAGTGTTCATTATGCAAGCATATCACCTTATGGTCCAAGTGTCTCTGGATTGGATGCTGGTGCTGCTGGTTCTCCTATTCAGTATGATGCTGCTACCTATACAATTAATGGTGTAGCAGGTCAAGTTGGTGGTTGGTATCTATCTGTTAATGCTACAAATAACACAATATATACCACTCTATCTACTAATACTACTTACAATACAGTTAACTTTACACCAACTACATTCCTTAATAGAATACCTGACCCAAGAGACTTGGATGACAGAACCTATCGTGCAAGGTATGTAATTGATAAGGATAAGACTAATCCATTACCAAGAGATCCTATCTCTGGTTATGTATTACAACCATTGAATACTGATACAACTGCATATAAGTTAAATAAGTGTTATTACATCTATAATATTGAAGTTGTTCAACCATTTGAAAGAGGTGTCAAAGATGGTATCTATTATATTACCTTCTTATGTGCATCTATAGCACCTTCAACTTCTAACTTCAATGACAGATTCTTCTCACAAAACGTCAATGAGGTTTATCCTACGTTTGATAGAGATAACCCCGTTGCTGACCCTCTTTCTGCTGTGTCTGTTGCCGATAACCAAGTTATTGGACTGGTAAATTCAACTGATGGTGCATCACCAACTCCTTCACTTGATCCTAAGAGATCTATTACTAAGGAAGCAGTTGAATTCTTATTAGAAGATACAGGTTGGAGTCAACCAGGTACTACACCTAACTATGACTCAGTTAATAAGAGATTGTCTAACGTTGAATTAACTGCAAGAGCAGGTGATGAAGAGACAAGAAAGATACAAATTAGATCTAATAATGATGGTACGGTAGCACCGATCAACGTTGAGTTTAGACGACACTCAATTCTAAGATCTGGTAACCATACATTTGAATATCTCGGTTTTGGACCAGGTAACTATTCAACTGCATTCCCTCAAACTCAGGTAGAGACCTTAGATGCTAATCAGGTTAGGTTCTCACAGAGTATTAAGGAGGAAGCAGGAGTTGCATTCTATTCAGGACTGAACTCTCAAGGTGACCTATACATTGGTAACCAAGTCATCAACCCTGTTACAGGTCAGATTACATCTGAAGACGTTGCACAGTTAAACGTTGTTGGTGAAGAAAATACTACGATTGAAACCTTCTCTGAATTGGTATTAACAGATAAACTAACCGTAATTGGTGGTGCATCTAACCAGTTGGAATCTATATTTGCTGGTCCTGTTACATTCCAAGGATTAACTACATTTACAGGGCAACTTCAGTCTAAGAGAATTTCATACTTTAACCAAGATGGTACAGTAATTAAGCAAACATTACTTGCACCAGAATTGGCAACTGGATTACCAGACTTCTCTAATATACCTTGGTATACAACACCTGCTGACGGTGACTTGGTATATAATATTAACTGGACTCCAGGTAAATCACTTGGTTGGATATATTATAACCAAGTATGGAAAGAGTTTGGTTTAACTGATACTGGACAAATTAATATTGAAACCTTTAGTGGTAATCAGCATATAGGTTTAGGTACTGCACCTAATGCCTCTTATAAAGTCAATGTACTTGGTTCTGTAAGAATAGATGGTGATGTTGTTGGTACTGGAAGAGGTGTTGTAGGTTCAGACAAATATATTACTAAAACCTATACTGGTAACGGTACTCAATTAACGTTTGCTGTTACTACATATACTGGTGGTATTAAGCACTCTGATGATTCTCTCTTAGTGTTCCTTAATGGTGTAGCACAAATAGCAGGTACTAACTATACAGTAGATGCTAATGGTGCTAACGTTGTATTCTCCTCTGGTGATGCTCCACTCGCATCAGACACTGTTCACATCTTAGAACTACCGATCTAATCTCATGGCAATTTCAAGAATTAGTGGAAATCAGATCTCGACTTCCACTGAAGCAATTATAACAACTCTAAGTTTCTTAAACACCAATTCAGTCTTTAGAGTACCAGCAGGTACTACAGCACAAAGACCAACAGGTGTTAGTGTAGGAACGATAAGATTTAATAGTGATACTGATGCTGCTGAAATATATAAGGCAGATGATGGTACTGGTAGTGCAGGATGGGCAGCAATATCTGGTGGTGGACCTGCTGTAGGAACAGATAGTATTATTAGAACAAATGCACCAACAATAGCAGAGAATATTACGATCGGACCAACTGCTAATGGAGATGCTAAGTATACCAACGGAATGACTGCTGGACCCGTATCTATCAATAACGGTTTCACTGTTACGATAGAAAACGGAGCATCATGGAGTATTAGATAATGGCAGGAGGTAAAATCAACGTTGGACTTCTCGAAGGTTTATCACCTAATTTTACCATAACAGTACCACCTGATACTGATCTTGCGTTTAAGGGTGATAGTAGTCTTGTAGTTACTGGACAGAGTTATCTTCCTTTACCTAATGGTGCACCATTAGATTTTAAGAATAGAGAGATAAGTTACGGTAAGAGAAGGCAACCTCAGTTAGGACAATTAAGATTTAATACTTCAACAGATAAGTTGGAGTTTGTTTATGAAGGTGTATGGCAGGATGGAACTGGGTATCCTTCAGGGACATTACCTGGTGCCAGTCAGGGTTCTGCTGCATCGTCTGGTATGGAAATATTAGAATCTGGACAACCATCTGGTACTTACTGGATTAGTCCAGGAAATTCTGGTGCATATCAAATGTATGTTGATAATTCAAGAAATAGTGGTGGATGGGTTCTTGTTGCAACAGTTCGTACTGCAACATGTCAAGACCATATGAATCAAGGAGATGTTCGTATCAGTGGTACTCAAGGTCCAACACTTAATGATAATTCAACTGTTAAAATGTCAGATAGTTGGATTAATGCTTTAGTTGGTCAATCAACTTATACTGGATCTACAAGATACTGGATGGAAGCAACTGGATTTAACAAGAACGTATTTATTGATAGTAATGCTACTGTTGACCTACTAAGTAGTGCATCAAACCAGAATGAAAGAACAAGGATAACACTTACTTATGAAGGTGGTATCAGCGATAGAGGTCCAAACACTGGTACGAGAGGATTTGGTGATCACCATACTTCAGGTGGTACATATTTTGCTTGGGGTCGGCATCCAGAACAAGGTAGTAACTGCGGTTTCCGTGAAGATAGTTTAGGTTCTTCTAACGGATATCTCTGGGTTAAATAAATAAAAGAAAGTAATCATCTCTCATGAGCAAAATTGTAGTAAGTGGTCTTGGCGGGATTGCTCAAACAATTGGACAAGTAACTGTTAACTCTGGACACACTCTTCAGGTTGACGGTAATATCTATCATGATGGTTATGGTGCGGTTAGGTTGCCAGCAGGAACAACTGCCCAACGTCCAGGTAGTCCTCAAGCAGGATACATGAGGTGGAATACTAGTAATCTTTCAGTAGAAGTATATACAGGTAGTACATGGAAAGAATTCGGATCTGAAGATGGATCACTGGGTTCTCCATTTACAACAATGGCGAATATTACAGCATCAAATCCAGGTAACGGATTAAAGTATGTTAATTTTGATGGTGGTGGAGCAGAACAGGCATATGTTTTCAAGGATAGTAATAGTAAATATTGGGTAGGAATAGCATCAATAGCAGATGATACCAATCACGGTAGATATACTGGTGGTAGTGATAATTGGTATGGTAACTGGTCTAATACAAGTACATTTGGATCAGTAAGTAGTTGGATGCAAACTAACTGGAAATCCAGACACTATCATGGATGGATAGCAAATGATGTATTGATTATGCAAGGATGGTCTACTTCTGGTACACCATACGATCAATCTACTGAAGTAGCATACATAAATGGTGTGTTTACTAATAGAGGTGGTAACATGAAAAACATGTTTGAATCTCATATTAGTTTAGCAAATCATGGTAATATTGGTGGTACTGAAATAGGTGGCATGACCTTCTTAAAAGGAAGTGCAAGTGCTTCAGATAATAGATATAGACCAAATTCTCGTGGTGAATTGGATCCTAATAATGTTTGGCATTTATCACCTGCTAATTGTGAAAATTATACTTTTAGTATGATTAATGCTCTTGGATGTTCATCTAATGGATGTAATGTCGAGCACCATGCTTGGGTAGGTAATACTAATAATAACTACTCTGAACAAAATTTCCCAGAACCTAACTGGGATGGATCATGGGGTATTAATAATCCTGGTGGTCAAAATCACATGTATTGGTTGTTTTTCTACGCATAACTATGAGTAAACTTGTCGTCAATCAAATAGAAGCAGGATCTGATAACAACTTTACGGTTGAGATGGATTCAAGTAACAATATAATTGTTGCTGGTTCATTTAATATGCACGATCAATCAGCATTTTCTGTACCATACGGGACAACAGCACAACGCCCGTCAAGTCCTCAAGCAGGAATGATAAGGGTAAATATTGAGACTAACTACTTAGAATGTTATAATGGTTCAGGATGGATCAATATCCTTGAAGGATTTAGTAAACCCGCAAGTTTTGGACAACAAACAGCAGCATTAGGATCAATCACTAATCCTGCTACTTCAGCAAAACAACTACGTGACTCTGGTAATACTACTAATGGTGCATATTATATTAACTTACCCTCTATTGGTGTTAAGCAAACTTATTGTGCATTAGATCCAGGTTTCCAAGGTGGAGGTTGGATGTTAGCATGGAAGTGTACACGTGGTAGTAGATTTGATTATACTACTAACTATTGGACATCAACTAATACATATAATGAGAGTGATATGTCAAGAAGTGATGCTGATGCGAAGTATGATTGTTTTAATTATTATGTGGCAGAAAATTTCATGGCAATCTTCCCTGACCTCAATAATGGAGGACAAGCAGGAGGATATGGTAATGGTTGGAGTTGGTATGTAACAGGACAAAGTTCTACTTGTCTTAACAGATTCCAGAGTAATGGACAATTATCTGGTAATCCTCGTGGAGAAAGTATGTTCCAAGGATCTGGATTCTCATCTCAGGGTGGTTATCAATGGTATGGTTTTAACTATACTGGTAATGGTAGTAACCGAGTACGTTGGGGATTTGGTTGGAACAATGAAGGTGACCAAGGATCTAACGACGTTTCTGGTGGTATTGCCGTTGATAGGGCAAATTCCTCTGCTGGTGACCACATTTGGTGTTGTCAAAACACTACAGGTGTGAATAGAACTATCAGAGCAGAAATCTGGGTTAGGTAACACTATAAATAATACGAAGGATAGAATTAAAACATGTCACAGTTAAATGTCGATAAAATTGTATCTCTAGCAGGTGGTGGTGGAACTGCTCGAATTGACTTGGAATCTAGTGGCAACTTTAGTTTTGACTCTGGAACACTTTATATTGATGCAGGTAACAATCGTATAGGTATTAACGATTCATCTCCGTCTTATGGTTTAGATATTAATGCTACTGATGCAATTAAAGTTCCAGTAGGAACTACTGCCCAAAGACCAGGCACCGCAGTAGAAGGTTTATTCAGGTACAATAGTACTGATAGAACCTTTGAAGGTTATGCACTCAACGCAAGCACAAACGTTGTAGAGTGGGGACCGATTGCTGGTTCAGGTGGTGGAGGATTCCCAGATCAATCTTCTGATAGATATAGCACAGATTATTCTGTTGGTGCTACATTGAAATCAGATGGAACCAATGCTTATTGGGCATTTGATGCTGGTGATAATGATTGGTCAAGTGCAAGAATTTGGACACATGGTTATGTTGCTGGAGGATATAAGAACACTTCTTCATGGAGAACTGTAAATAGAACTGTTCATTCTACTGACGTAACAACAAATATTGGTGATATTATTGATAGATCTGGAGGATATTTTGCTGGATCATGGAATGATATAACACATTTCTGTCATTCATTTGATAATAGTTTCAGAGCATCATCTAACTATACTTCTGCCTATAATATGGCAACTGAATCTGGTAGAACACACCAAGGTTCATGGGATATGACAGTGAATAGGAACTCTATGGGTTCATTCCAAGACCATGTATTTGCTGGTGGTAATTCATATCTGTATGGTGGTGGTAACTCAAGAACTGATGTTATGAACCTCAAGACTGAGGTTATGAGAACTTCATCATTCCCACCCGACCACTATGATGGTGGTGATGACCCAACTTGGGGTGGTAGTGGTAGACTTAAAGGTTGGAAGAAGAGAGGAGATACTTGGTCAAGACAGGGTTTCTGGTGGAATACAGAGACTTGGGCATCTTGGGCACATGCTCCTGGTGGAGATGGTTGGAAGAAGATCTTGTCTACTATGATAGGTCACATGTATGTTGGTACTGGTAATAATAACCAGAATGGTAACCAAAAATGTGATGATACAACTGGTATTCAAACTCGTGGTCTTGACTTTGGTAGGACTGGTGAGGAGAATTTCCAAATGGGTATGAGAAAGGGTTATATGTTAGGTAACTATAACGGTTCACAGAACAATAACACTTACAAGGTTAATTACAATACTGACCAATATAATAACTTAGGTGGAACTACTGAACCGAAAGGTCATGGTGGTATGTCATCTGCTCACTGTGCATCTGCAAGTTCTGTAACATCACAGGCAGCATCTTATGATTATGGTACTAACATTCCGAACTACTAATAATGTCTAGCGTTTTAACAAGTCCTAATACCAGAGAGAATCCAGGATATTCCGATGTGATAGTCTTGGATGTAGAGAAGTTTCCTCAAGTAGATTCATGGGGTACTCTTCTTGGTGGTAACATGGGTTTAGAGTATTATGTACTAGACGATGAGTTCTGGGATTATATTCCTAATGACATCACACATCTTCGTTATGACTATAAGACAGCAGATTTTGGTGCAAGATACTGGGGTGAAACAAGAGGAAAAAGATCTGAGTATGGTGTTAATGATGAAGGAACTACATTAAAGGAAAAGGTAGAAATAAAGGACACAAGCATATTTGGTAAGTATGTCATACCATTTATGAAGGACGTAATAACCCTAAAGACACAAGAAATTTTTGAAAAAAGACTTAACGTATTAAAGACTAAATACTCTTACCTTGAACAGGCAGTCTTCTCTGACCAACTTGCAGAATCTAAAGCAGTTTTAGATGATGATAAGTTTGAACCCAAGTTGATTAATCGACTTGCAGAACTGAGGGGATTGACAACAAAGGAGTTTGCTACTAAAATAGTAACATCAAACGCTAGTTGGAAAGAAAAGTTATTTGATCTCGCTGTTGCAGAACAGAAAGTAATTCGTGCAGTTAAAGCATGTGATAACGTTTTAGAGATTAATGTATTCCTTGAAGACTACTATGGTGAGCAAATGACTGACCAAAATACAATAGATACAGGAAGAGGAATTCGTAATGCAGAAACAGGAGTCATTGAACGAAAAGAACCCTTTAAGTACGGAATACGTTTCTAAAGACCCCAGATATACAATCGACAACATCATGGATGATCTTACATCATTCGGTGATCCATCATTAGATTGGAAAGGTGTTGATGATTTTGATAGAGGTATCATAGACTGGACTGATACTGCTTTCTTTGAGCAGACTGAGTTCCAGAATAGATGGTTTGTAGTTAATTCACAAGTCACACCGTACCGTCAACTTAGACAGGCATGTATGGAAGTACAGTCACGTTATCAATCATTGCAGAGAGTAACGATCCAATATAAGAGATCACAAAATGATTGCAAACGTGTAGAAGCAGAAATGCAGGAAGAGAAGGATGAATATTGGAAAGAAGATAAGAAGTATGAGTTAGAACTATTATATCTTGACTTACAGAACTGGAAGAATAAAATACGTCAATGTCAAGCAGAACTATCAGGTATCCTAAAGATCGTTAAGGAACGTGTAGGTGATATACCTGCTAGTGAGGTTACTAAGTATCTTTCTGATAGAGATATTATGGAAGAAGAAGAGCATAAGTATTGGATTGCTCGTATGGCAAAACAATCTGCAACTGATCTTCTTACTACAGGACGAATTCAGGCAGGTAACCTAGATAGTATGTTAATGATGAACCCTGAAGATCAAGCAGCAGTGACTGATCTCGCATTAACATATTCTACAGCGATGAATAAATCTGTTGGTAAAATTAAAGAAGCAGCAGAATCCAAAGTTGATAGAATGTTAAAAGACCAACCACCCCAAATGTTTGACACCGCAGGTGTTTTAAGTGATTATGCAAGCAGTAACCTCAAAGACAGAAAGGAAAGAAATCTTCAGTCTTCCGATCAATCCGAAACTACCACCAGAACTGATAGAAGAATCACTGATTCCCTTTCTAAAGGCACATAAGCATTTAATATACGACTTGTATTTTACTTGTCGTATGCCACCTTTTATGAATGATGCGATGGGTGACACCTTTCGCACAGAAAATGATGCTAAGGATGCTGCTAAGAATGCATTCTATATTATGCAAGAGACTGGCATACCATTGTCAGCAACATTTAATAGTCTATGGGTAAGACCAGACCAAAAGAATTTAGATATTTGGATTGAGAACTTTAAACCATTATATAATATTGGTGTAAAGACTGTTACGTTACCCCACACTTCATGGGTATCTACAGGACAAATACAAAAAGAGTTCCCAGAACTGTATATTAAGAATACTATACTTAGAGAGGTTGCAAGACCTAATGAGATAGTATCTCTTGCTACGTCTGGGTTTCATTATGTCAATTTAGATCGTGATCTAATGCGTGACAAAGAACTATTGTTGCGTATTAAGAAAGCAAAGGAATATTGTGCAGATAAAGGTAAACCAATTAAGATCTCATTATTAGTTAATGAGGGATGTTGGGGTGGTTGTCCTATTATGCCAGAGCATTATCATATTAATGCAACAAGAGAAGGTAGAGATCCTCAATTCTTTTATAGTGAGATTAGTAGAGTATCATGTTCACGTTGGGATGTATATGATCCTGCTAGTGCACTTAAAGGATCTAATTTACCACCTTGGAAAGCAGATTGGGAGGAGTTCTTTGATTTAGGTATTGATGTATTTAAGTTTCATGGTAGAGATAATGCCATAAGAATGAAAGAATCTATGGACATTATTGCTAGATGGAATGAAGGTGAAGAACTATTATATAATGACTTTGATCCATTCTTTAAGGATTTACATCTTAAGGATGCACCTATAAATATATGGCGAGACAAGATCAAGACTTGTAAATTCGATTGTTGGGATTGCAATTACTGTGAGTCTGTGGTAGAATCGTCAATGAAGAAGGAGAAGAGAGTTTTGAATCCACTTATAGACAGAGTTATCAAGGCAATAGATGGTGCTGTAGATAATAACTCTAACTTTAAACCTGAAGGGTATGATGTTGTAGGACTATCATCTTCTAAGGTTAGACATTTCCTCAATAATTTGTGTAGTGTACCTGGTACAGTATACGTTGATGCTGGATGTTACATGGGTAGCACATTGTTTGCAGCATTAATGGGTAATAAAGATGTCAGAGCATATGCTATTGATGATTTCTCAGCAGGTGTAGTTAAACCAAGACGTAAAGATTTACATGATCAGTTTGAGGTAGAGAATCCTATACAAACATTTGTTGATAATACAGAGAAATGGATGAGTGAGGATAACTCAGTTGGATTATCAGTTAGACCTATACATGAAGTAGAGTATAATCCTGAGTTTCCACCTAATATAGTATTCTATGATGCTGATAATCAAGACACAAGGATGCTTGTTAACTTAGAAAAAATTCATAGTCAAGCAGCAGACAATTATGTATTGATTGTTGATGATGCTAATTTTGAGGGTGTGATAGAAACTACTGAAGAGTTTTTAAAGGATAAGACTGTAGTATATGAGAGAAAGATATTAACAAAAGAGTTGGAAGATGCAAGTGACTGGTGGAATGGTGTTTATATAGTTGTTGTAGATAAGACTCAAGAGGGAGCAGGTGCAAGACTACTATAAAGTTACTGATAACTTTTTAGATACTGGTACATTTAATACCTTATCTAATGAGTTACTCATGCCATCATTCCCTTGGTATCCATCAAGTATTGATGCAGAAGAGAATGAAGGTAACAAGTTGCGTAATATGCAATTCGTCCATTACTTTTATGAAAATAATATGGCAATGGATGGTTGTAATATATTATTTCCTTTAGTTAAGAAGATAGATCCTCTTGCTGTATTAAGAATTAAAGGTAATATTACTCTACAACATGATACTCAATTAAAACATAATTTACATGTTGATATAACAAATACTACAAATCCAACAGTTATGGTGTCTATATTCTATATGAACACTAACAATGGATGGACAGAATTTGAAGACGGTACTAAAATACACAGTGTTGCAAATAGATTGGTCACATTTCCAAACTATATAAAGCACACCTCAGTATCATGTAGCGATCAGACATACAGAATGGTACTAAATTTAAACTATATTATTAGTGATCCTCAAAATGAAGAAACTATTTAAGAAGTATCTTAAGTTCGTAAGTAATATAAATGAGAGACATTATTGGCCTTTGTTTATATTTTTGTCACTATACTTTGTTGTACCATATAGTGAATTTGTAGTTACTGCATTAATACTTTTATACTTTAAGTTTGAGCAAGTATTTCGTAGATTTGGTGGTAAGATAACAAGAGTATTACCTGAATGGTTAAGAGTAGGTGGATCTGTTATTTTCTTTTTAGTAATGTTGGATGATACATTGATGTATCTTTCTGTTATTGCAATAGCATATTATAGCAATAAGAAAGCAAAAGAGTTACAAGCAGAAGAGGATATAAATAACTGAGAAGAAATAGTATAGATTGAAATGTCAGCACTTACAGTAGGTACTGCTACAGTCAGCACCAGTCTGGTTGCAGGAACTAATACTTATCCAAATAATCAAGGTAATGCCAATGATGTGCTTACCACAAATGGATCAGGTACATTAACTTGGGCAGCACCAGCAGGAGGTGGAGGTGGTAAAGAAACTATAGTTAATTCAAGTAGTGCTATATCAGGTACTCTTAACTTAGATTTTGAGTCTGCACAGATATATCATTATACAGCAAATGCAGGTGGTAATTGGACAGTAAACTTTAGAGGTAGTTCTTCAGTTACATTGAATAATTCAATGGACACAAATCAATCTCTTACATTTGTATTATATTCACAGCAAGGAAGTACAGCATATTATAACAACGGATGGCAAATTGATGGTAGTGGTAAGACACCTAAATGGTTAGGAGGATTTGGTACACCTAATTCAGGACATACTAATTCAGTAGATGTTTACACATATACTATTATGAAGATCGGTAATAATGATTTCCGAATTTATGCTAACCAGAACTTCTACACATAAGGAGGATTCTGAATGTCAGGATTAACGGCAAGTGCTACTAATCAAGGTCCATTTGTAACCTCTGGTAGAGCAAAACATAGTAGGTCGCAAGGTTCTACACATGGACCTACTGCTACACCTTGGGAAAGATCAAGGATATGTACGCATGGGTTTGTAGCAGGAGGATATAAAAATGCAAGTCCTTGGCGAAATGTAAATAGAACAACTCATAGTAACGATACATCAACTAATCTTGGTGACAAGATGAATGATGCAGGATCATATATTGATGGTGCATTTAGTGACCTTCATATGTATTGCTATGGTACTGATAATTCATTCTCTGGATGGTCTAACAGAGTTTGGTCAATGCAAATGAGCAATGAATCAAATAGAGGCAATCAATCTGGAATGAATGTTAGTAGGAATGATATGGGATGTATGATTGATTATCATTACATGGGTGCTCATATCTATATCAGTGGAGGTGGTAATAGTACCACTGATAGAACTAATATGAAGAATGATTCTAATGCTACTACTAACGGATTTGGTAGTGGTGGTGACTATACAGCAGGTACACAAGGAAGATTAAGAGGATACATGAAGACAGGTGGTACTGCTCAATATATGACATGGGCAAATGAGTCATGGTCAACATGGAGTAATTCACCAGGAACTAACGGATGGGGTAAGGCATGTGGTAGTTGGATGGGTCATTTCTATATGAAGACAGGTGGTAACTGTGTTACTGGTTTAGCAAAATGTAATGATGATACTGGTGCTAATATATCTACATTTAATGTGCAGAACTCAGGTGAAGAGAATTATCAGCAAGGTAACTTTAAAGGATATTGTTTAGGGCATTATAATGGTGCACAGAATAATAATTCTTACAAGTTCTCTACTACAAGTGATACATATAGTTCAGGTGGTGGAGGTATGGAACCTAAAGGACATAATGGAATGTCCAGTGCTGGCAATGCTTCTGCCTTCTCATTTAATAACTCTTCTTACGGAATAACACCCCCTTCATACTAATGGCATTATACGATCCCAATTTAATATTCTTCATACATGATGTTGAAGATCTACCTGTTGAGGTAAGAGGTAGTAGATTAATGTATGTTAGTAATAAGATTAAATATGCTATCTGTGGAGTAACACAGTCAACTATAGATCAGTATATGGGTGGATGGACTTTAGATATAATATCTGAGGAGGAAGCAATATCAGGTTCATCATTATGGGCAGAAGTAAGGACACATACAAGTGAGTGGACTGATGATGGTAATGGTAACTCACAAAAGATTAAAAGAGAAATTAGTGATGAAGAAAGAGCAACATGTGTATCAGTAATGAAGAAAGTTGCTAAGAAATTAGTTGAGTATGGTATCAGTAAACTCGGTGATTCCCATGCTACATATAACAGTGCCTTATTGACATCTATTGATAATTGCAGTACAATGGAAGATATCAATATAATATATGAGGACTATCTTGGTGACGAGTTACCAAGAACCCAAGCATTAGCATTATCTAAATATGACTCAGATGGAAAACGAACATACAATGCAGGACGGGTCATCCCCAGTTTCATTTGATGAATTTGATACTTTCATAAGAAAGAACGCAAATTTAACACCTTTCCCTCAGACAGAATTTCAATGTACTAACTTCGTAGCAGGATCACATGCTACTAAGTATAGAGCAGTAAGACAAGCATTACTAGAGGTAGCAACAAGAAATCATGG